AGAGCTAACTGTTATACCAGCACCTGGAGTCCTATTGACGGAAGCAACTGATGCACCTTCAACACCTGCATATACTTCAGTAAAGTTTTGTTGTACTTTAGTAAACGCAGTTCTTATCGCATCAGCTTGTGGATCGTCGGGGAACGTGCCAAAATCTATATTTCTTTGAGCCATGTCTATATCACCTTATCAAGTATTTATCGTTTTCGGATAAACGAGTAACCAAAAAAAATACCCGACAAGTGCCGGGTATATAGAGTGTGATTATATTATCACTTAATGCCTGCTAATGATCGCCAATCATGTAACAAATCAGTAGATTCTTGCATAGGATTACCTAATCTACTTGCTTGGCTTGATACTACAGGAATTGTAGATTGACCTGTAGATTTTTTCTTGTTTAATCCACCAGAAATAATGTTAGTCATGAAGTCTATATCGGTCTTGAATGATTCATCATCAAAATCTTTAGAGTTCTCACCTGCATCGTTAGCCCACTCATTAACTGGCTCTTCATCTTGTGCGGCATCTACTGTAGCTAATGCTTGGTCTTCTGAAGCTTCTGCATTCTCATCTGCTGTAGTTTCGGCTGCACCTGAATCAGGAGCATTATCTTCTGAAACTTCAAATTCTTGTTGGTCTTCTGACTCAACTTCATCTACCATTTCTTTGTCACCTTCAGGGGCACAATCACCTTCGTGAACACCACCGCATGATTCACATGGTGTGTCGTCTGTTTCTTCATGGTCATGTTCTGAATGGTCTTCTTCGTCTTCATAATCACCGTTGTCTTGTCCACCTTCTTCACCGCCAATAGCAACTACATTAGGTTGACTGGAAGCACCGGTTACTTTTCTAATTAAATCCATCATGCCATCATGGTCATCAACTACACCAATTTCGGCTGCGCTTTCATCACCGCCATCTGCTGGTTGCAGAGACATCGGGCTAGATTGGCCTACTTGACCATTATCATCGCCGCCAAATAAACCTAAACCAGCTTGCTTAATAACAGCTAGTAATTGGTCAGCTTCGCTATCTTGTGCAGATACAGTTACTGAATCAGGTTGATTTTGATTACCTTTACTGATAGAAACAGTCATCCCTTCTTGGATTTCTGTATATTCATTCAATAAGTTATTTAACTCGTTGTCCCATGACTCAAACATGCTACCTGTTTCTTCAATTGAAGAATGGTCTGTAAACGTGCGACCACCTACACTAAACTTACCACCTGATGGTGTGCGATTTAATGCGGCTGTAAATGCATTACCTTCATCTACTGCTGGTTCTGCGGCTGAAGCCATACCAGGAACTGTTGCTGGCATTTCAGTCTCTAATACACTGCCCATGCCATAGCATTCGTCTAAGCCTTCTTTGTATCCTTCGTGATACATACGGGCTTCTTCCATATCTTCGTAGTTCTTACCACAATGTGAATGACCTTTTAGACCATGCGATTTACCTGACAATCTAGCAGCCTGCAAGTTTTGTGACAAACCTTCTTTAACCATTTTCTTTTTGCAATCAGCTACCATTTGTTTCAATTCTTTTTGATCGCAATTAGGATGCATTTTGCAAATTTCTGCTACAGATTTTCCGTCTTTGCACATTTTCTTAATATGTGCCATTGATGGTAATTTACTTTTATCAGTCTTTGATTCTGAATCCATATCTTCTTTAACTTTTTTCTTCAAATCATTTTTACCCTTGCCATCTTCTGCATAGTCAGGGATATTGTTTTTGTTTTTGTCTGGCTTCTTGCTTTCAAATGTACCTTGATTGCGGCCGGCACCTAGACCAGCACCCATATCGCCGTCATGTGAAGGCATATCACCTTCTTTTAAACCACGCAACTTAGCAAGAATGGCACCTGCAATACGCTTGCCTTTGTCGCCGCCTCCGGAACTCTTAACAATCTTATCAAAGTTCTTACCTGGCTTGCCAATATCTTTGCCGGCTGCCGCTCTCTTAGCAGAGTATTCATCACCGCCTTCAGCCATTGGTTCACCGCCACCGATAGTAATATCACCTTTTTCAAAGGCTTGTGCCGCCTGTGGATTTTTTGCAGTTGCAACAACTTTACCGGCTGCGTCTTTAACTGCTACAGCACCTGGCATAGGTGCAGTTGTGTATCCAGCTTCAGCTAACATATTCTGGTCAATTGTTTCTATCCAATCTTTAAGACTATGCTTAGTAGTTTTCTTTTTGTCGTATGCTGGTAACTTAACATCTTTACCATGTTTTACACCAAAAGCACTGAAGTCATACTTCTTGACTTCACCTGTTTCGTCTGCATCTTTCTTTGGACGACCGCGACCCTTTTTAGGGGCATCAGATTTAACTTTATTGCCTTCATCGTCTTCGTCATCTTTACGACCATACCCACCTGGTTCAGCGGTGTGCTTGACACCAGTTTTAGTCTTTTCTGTAGCCTCGCTCAACTGGCTCATTTTTGCTAGCATGTCTTTTAAATTCATTTCAATTCTTCCTTTGAATTATTTTCTTGCGCCAGTTGCTGGCATCGGTGGTCGTGTAATTTTACTCATAGGACTTTGTTGTCCTAATTTAGCGTCATCCAAGTATGGCTTGAATGGATCAAACGAATCCTTTGTCTTATCACCTGCATAAGGTATATCAATTTTTGAACCCTTAGCTTGAGTTTGAATACTAGGTAGATATGATTGACTGTAAGCTTTATTAGCTTCTTTGGCACCCGGTTGTTCTTCCATTTCTTCATGTGTAAGAACAGGTGAGTGTTGCATTTCATTTGCATATCCGTCAGCTTCATTGTTAATACTATCATTGAAATCACTAGTGATTACTCTGACCATGTTAACGTTATACCCCAATAATTGAGCAATCTGTTGAATCATTGGTTCTGTTGCTGGATATCTAAAGTCAGCCTTAATAATTGTAATAGACTGATTTGATAGGTTAGGAAAACCGTAAGGGTCTTTCTGTATAGGTGTAGTGACTGGATCGCTAATTTTAATTGGATCAAACTTATTAAGATTGTATTTGAACATATCTATAAAGTTCTTATCCACTTCACCTGCAATCTTGATAGTGTAATTGTATGATTTTACACTTTCGGTTATGTAATGTTTAAGGCTTTTCATTTCTTATTCCTGTATTCAGTATTTATCATTTCTCAACAGTTTTGGGGCTCAACATTTTTAATAGTTCGTTGCGATCCAATACTTTGCCTTCGCCTAGTGGTGTTGATTCTATTTCTTCAGTCTTTTCTGCTGTTTTTTGATCTAATTGAGCTTTTTTCAACTGCAAATCAAGCATCTTAAGCTTTTTGTTAATCTTTGCTGTCTTAGCTGTAATAGCATGTCCAAGCATACTACTTGCCGCATTAAAAATCTCACTAGCAAAACGACTATCAACTTGCATTCCCAAGTCAACTAAGTCTTTATAACTGCTTGTTGCCATGGCAGCTAGTTCATCCATTTCACCGTCGGCAGCATCAAGGCCACGAACTAAGGGAAGTGCATTTTCAATCTTTTCTAAATTATTGAGTGCCTCAGTAGTTACTTCATTTGCATGTTCAGGAATAGGTCTAGACAACTCATCTATTGCATCTTGAGGTAATTCAAAAAGTTCTTGTAATTTTTTGGTCATACAGTATTTAGTTACCTGTTTCTACCATTGTAGAAAAGGTCATCTTCTGTAATGACTCTGAATGTATACCCATATTGTTTGCAATAACCCATTGCGGCTTGCCATTTAGCATGGTTAATAGCAACAATCATTCTATCTTTTGCGTTTGCTACTTTGCTCTCAATGATACTTTGTTTCTTAGGTTTAATCTCTACAACTTCTGCTATCTGTTTACCGTACTTGTTTTGATATACTACAAAGAAATCAGGAATATAGTTAGTTGCTTTTCCAGTGAATGGATGTCTGTAAGGTACAATCAATGACTCACTAGCCCAATATAGTACATTGTTATTTGAATCACAGAACGTCATGAATGTTAACTCCCATCCACTACGATATCTAGGTTTATTCTTACCTACATATTTTTGAGAATTTTTAGGAGTGAATATACCTTGAGCAAATCTTGCCATATTACAGTACTACGTTTCTTGCTACTGGTATATTTGGTAGGGGAATGATACTAACACCGTACAATGA